CTCGACAAAACCGATTTCTCGCGTGCGTGTAAAAAATACGCGGGCGGGCGTGTACGCGGGGGCGCGGGCGCGGGCGTGAGAAAAAAATTGCGGGAGGTGAGAGCATGGCGAAGACCACGGACGTGAGGCGGTCGCTGATAGAGCAGCTGATAGAGCGGGGGGCGGATATCGACCTGAACCGCGGGCTGATAGATGATTATATGTTTTACTACGCGCAGGAAAAAAAGATGCAGGCGGACGTCAAAAAGAACGGCATCATCATCGAGGCGGTGTCTGCTTCGGGGAAGGACTACAGGCGGGAAAACCCCGCGGTGAAGCTGGCTATGCTCTACAACAAGCAGAAGCTCGCGATCCTGAAGCAGCTGGAGATAGCGCCTTCGACGGTAATCGAGCCGGACAGCGAGGAGGCAGATCTATGACGGCATATCTGTGCGACCCGAAAAAGAACACAAGCTGTCCGAGGCGCGGGACGATGTTCTGCGCGACAAAGGATATAGCTTCGTGCGAGTTCACGACGAGAAAAGAATTTGCGTGGATAAATCCGAGAACCGGCAAGCCGATAACGATAGACATCACATCGGGAGGCGAGGACGGCATCAACGGAAATATCAACAAAACGGCTTTAGCAAAAATAGCGGCGCTCCCGGAAAGTAGAGTCGTTATTGGAACGCCTGACGCTCTTATGCCGGGCAAGCCGCTCGGCGAGGCAAAGGACGAGCCGCCGCATTTCTGAAAGCAAAAGCGGGGTTGCAGTTGAGTGCAATGCAAAGCAATAAGAAGCAATCAAGAAGCAATGCGGGAGGCGGCGGCTGATGATGGTGTGAATGTGAACCGGTATGTGCAGGAATATATCGACATAGTGCGGGGCGGGGAGTATCCCGTATGCAAAGAGCAGATACAGCTTTGTGAGCTCGTAGAGCGGGCGTTGTCGGAGCCGGGGACGTATATCGACGATGAACAGCTAGAGCGGTATATGCGGAATGAGAAGTATTTTCCGTACAAGCTGTTCCCGTGGGAAAAGTTCTGCTTTGCGCTGCACAACTGCTGCTACCGTGAAAATGGGCAGCTGCGGTTCCCGTTTCTCGTGATAAACATCGGGCGCGGGGGCGGCAAGAACGGATTTCTGAGTTTTGAAGACTTTAATCTCCTTACGCCCGTGAACGGCATTGAGGAGTATCACATAGACACCTTTGCGACGTCCGAGGAGCAGGCGAAAGCGAGCTGGACGGACGTTTACAACATACTCGAAAGCAATCCAAAATTCTGGAAAAAATATTTTTCGTGGAACAAAGAGGTCATCACAAATCTGAAGACCGGTTCGGAGTATCACTACCGGACAAGCAGTGCGAAAACCAAAGACGGTGGGAGACCCGGCAAGGTGAATTTTGACGAGTATCACGCCTATGAGAACTATAAGCTCATCGACGTTGCGGTGACGGGACTCGGGAAGAAAAGACTGCCGCGGCGGACCATCATCACGACAAACGGCATAGTGCGCGGAGGTCCCTACGACGACCTGATCGCAGTCTGTGAGCAGGTCTTGGCGCAGGAAATAGACGACAACGGGATGCTGCCGTTTATATGCAGGCTCGAAGACGAGGAGCAGATACGGGACAAGCGCAACTGGCATATGGCGAACCCCTCTTTGCGGTACTTCCCCGACCTGCAATACGAGATGGAACTGGAATACGTGCAGTATATCCAAAATCCCATCGCAAACCGCAGTTTTGCCATAAAGCGCATGAACATAATGCCGAAGCACAGCGAGGGCGAGATAACCACCTGGGAAAACATCTGCGCAACGAACAAGGAAATCGACGAGAGCAGGCTTTACGGGCTCACCTGCGTAGGCGGCATAGACTACGCGAAGACTACGGACTTTGTTTCCGCGTGCCTCGATTTTGACATAGACGGCGAGCACATCTGCATCGGGCACACATGGGTGTGCAGGCAGTCGGACGACCTGCCGAGGATAAAGGCGCCGCTGGAGCAGTGGGACAGTTACGGGCTGCTCACCTTTGTGGACGCCCCCGAGATATCGCCCGAGCTGCCCGTGTGGTGGATAGCCCAGAAGCTTGCGGAACTGAACGCCACCATGCCCGTTATCGGGATAGACAACTACAGATACACACTCATGGCAAAGGCGCTGAAAGAATATCTCTATATGTCGAGCGAGGACGGGTGGAAAAACGTCATGCTGATACGCCCTTCGGACGAGATGCAGACCATACCGCTCATCACGAGCGATTTTAACAACGGGCGCATGAGCTGGGGAGACAATCCCCTGATGAGATGGGCGGCGTGGAACTCGAAGCTCATCACGAGCGCCGCGGGGAATACCACATACGGAAAGATAGAGCCCAAGAGCAGAAAGACAGACCCCTTCAAAGCGATGGTCGCCGCAAGGTGTGCAAGAGTCAAAGCGGGTCTTACTTCAACCGGGGCAAACATAAACAGCTACGAAACAAAAGTATACACGTATTAGGGGGTGAGGCATAAATGGGTATAAGAGGATTTTTCAGAAATTTCCTCGACAAAGACAAGACCGTGACCGTAAGTGTGGAATACTCGAAGGACATCGAGGAAGCGGCTATCGAATCATACGCTTTGAGCGTGGTGATAAACCTTGTGGCGAACCTCTTGAGCAAATGCGAGATACTGACATATGAGGGCAGCAAGCCCGTAAGGAAAAGCCTGTGGTATACGCTCAACGTCCTGCCGAACCGGAATCAGTCGAAGACGGAGTTCTGGCGGGAGTACTGGCAGAAGCTGATACTCTGCGGCGAGGTGCTTGTGATACCAAAGCGCGGCGAACTGTTTATAGCTGACGGATTCAGCCGCGACGACAAAGTTATCATCAGTACAAAGTTCTCGGAGATATCAAGACAGACCTACAACTTCGGCACGCTCCTCATGGACGAGGTTTTTTATTATAAGCTCAACGACCCCACGGCACGATTTACGATAAACAGCATTTTAGGCGGCTACGCAAAGCTTATCGGCGCGACACAAAGCGCCGTTATGAGCGACGCGGGGCTCAAGGGTACGCTCGACGTTCCCGCACAGGCTAGAGGCTCGCCCACGTTTGAAAAAGATTTTAAAGATCTGATGCAGGAATACTTCAAGAGTTTTTTTAAGTCGGATAACGCCGTTTTGCCGCTGTACAACGGTATGAAATTCAACCCTTTGCAGCTGGCCGCGAAGACCGTATCGAGAACAACGGAGTATGAAACGCTTTTCTCGGACGCGATAAAGCGGTGCGCGCAAGCTCTGGGAGTTGCGCCCGCACTGCTCGGCGGAGACATAGCGGGCATAAAAGAGGCGCTAGACCTGACTCTGACCGCCTGCATAGACCCTCTCGCGCAGGGCATAAGCGCGATGCTTACCGCCCGCAACTACGAGCAGGCGGAAGTGATAAAGGACGGCAAGTGCATCAAGATAGACACAAGCACCATCAAGCACATAGATATCATCGAGCTCGGCGCGAACATCGACAAACTGATAGCTTCGGGCTTTAGCTCCATCGACGAGGTGAGAGCCGCAGCGGGGCTGCATGAGCTGGGTGAGCCGTGGTCGCAGCAGCACTGGATCACGAAGAACTATGACAAGGTGGAGACTGCGGGAGGTGAAGAGAATGAAACTTTATAACTCGAAAAACGAGGAAAAGGGCGAGATAAAAGCCAACGGGCAGAAGCTGTATATATACGGCGATATCGTAGGCTCGGATTGGGACAAGTGGTGCAAAGATGATACCTGCCCACAAGACGTGCTCGACCTTTTCAAGGGCTTTGACAAGGCACAGCCCGTGGATATCTACATCAACTCCGGCGGCGGAGACGTTTTCGGAGCGCTTGCTATATGTTCGGTGATAGGCAGACATTTAGGCGAGACAAGGGCGCACATAGACGGCATCGCGGCATCTGCCGCAAGTGTCATCGCCTGCGCCTGCGACACCGTGGATATGCCCGCATATGCGCAGATGATGATACACCGCCCGTGGACTGTGGCGATGGGAAACTCAGACGACCTCCTCAAAGCCTGCGATATGCTGGACGCGGCAGAGGAGAGCATAGTATCCATCTACCGCGGGAAGCTTGCGGCGGGCAAAACGGACGGAGACCTTCGTGCGGCGCTGGCGGCTGAAAGCTGGTACACCGGCGAGAACGTGACGGATATGTTTAACATAAACGTCACCGAAAGCCCCGCGGCAGCGGCGGCACTCTCGGACTACTACGGGCAGTACAAAAACCGCCCGGAGCCCAAGCCCGACCCCAGGGAGGAAAAGGCGAAGGCAGACAAGGAAGCTCAGGCGGCGGCGATAGCCAAAGTCTTTGAAAAATTTTATAAGTGAAAAGGAGAGAAAAGCAATGGCAATCAACTTTGAAGCATTCGCAGAGCGCAAAGAAACTCTGCTCGGCGGCATCGCCGAAGCTGTAAAGAACAGCGATTCGGACGCGCTCGAAAAGGCGCTGACCGACTGGGCGGCTTTCAGCTCGGAAATCGTGACCGCCGAGGCTAAGGGGCTCATCAGCAGCATGGACAGCAACATACTTGCCGCCCGCGGCTGCCGTCCTCTTACCTCGGAGGAGACTACCTACTACAACAAGGTGATCGAGGCTATGAAGTCCTCAAACCCCAAGAACGCCATCGCGAACATCGAAGAAGCGTTCCCGCAGACCATCATCGATCAGGTGATGAACGACATCGAGCAGTCGCACCCGCTTCTCAGCGCCATCGACATGATAAACACTACGGCGCTCACCAAGTGGATCATAAACACCAAGGGCGTACAGACTGCTGTATGGGGCAAGCTCGGCAGTGCTATCACCGAAGAGCTTGAGGGCTCTATCGACGTACTGACTCTCGGAATGTACAAGCTTTCGGCGTTTATGTACATCGAGAAGGATATGCTCGATCTCGGCCCCGTGTGGGTAGACCGCTACATCAGAGCGATGCTCACCGACGCATCTGCAACGGGGCTTGAAGCGGGCTTTGTTTCCGGAACCGGTAAGGATATGCCTATCGGCATGGACAGAGACCTCGACGGCGGCACCAACGGCGAGGGCGAGTACTCCAAGAAGGACCCCATCACCGTGACCACCGTCACGCCGCAGGCTTACGGAGACCTTATCGCACGTATGAGCCTGATCGAGTACGGCGAGGGCGAGGTACCCAGATACAGAGACGTTGACGGGCTTATCCTCGTAGTCAATCCCCTCGACTACTTCAGGCTCGTACTCCCCGCGACTACCATACAGACCCCGGACGGCAGATATGTAAACGACGTGCTGCCTTATCCCACAAGGATAATCCGCTCGGCGGCTATGACTCAGGGACAGGCTATCCTCGGTATCGGCAAGAGATACTTTGCGGGCGTGGGCACCGGCAAGAACGGGAAGATCGAGTACAGCGACGAGTTCAAGTTCCTTGACGACATGCGTACTTATAAGGTCAAGATGCACGCCACCGCGAGACCTATGGACAATAACTCTTTCCTGCTGCTCGACATCAGCGGGCTCATGCAGGGATACTACACCATCAACACCACCGGCGACCCCCTCCAGAACGTCACCGTTGCTCCCGAAGCACAGGATAAGGAGATCTACGGAGCGCTCGTTTCGCACCTTCAGGGCTCTGATGTGCGCGTAGAGGGCAACAAGATCAAGGGTACTCTCCACTACGTGGACGACGGCTCGCAGGCTGCGGCCTGGGGCGCCGGAAACTTCCTCGTTGTGAAGTTTTCAAACATCGACCCCGGCGCTACTTCGGTGCGCGTAGGACTCCAGCCTTCGGCAGGCTCGGGACTCATGGAGCTGCTCGGCGACCCCGACATGAACGCACAGCTTAAGATCACCAACAAGAAGCAGCAGAAGCTCAAAGTCATCAGCTCGAACGGCTTCCGCACCAACGTGCAGACCTTTGACCTCAGTGGGCTGACTCTTGAGACCGAATAAGGATAGTATATTTACCTCCATCATATACGGCAGAAAGGAGGAGCACAAATGCGGCTCGAAACGGTTAAAAATTACCTCGACATAACATGGACAGACCCGCAGACCGACACGAAAGTCGCCGGAGAGCAGGCTCGCGCCGAAAACTGGCTAAATGATTATGCAGGCAAAGCAATCGACTTTACCGATGAAACCACGCCCGAAGCGCAGCTCCTCCTTGACTGCTGCCGATATATCCACAACAAAGCCTTGGAAGACTTCAAAGTGAACTACGCGGCGGAGCTGCTGATGCTCCGGGCAGGAAGGCAGGCGAAGGACTATGCCGACAGTAATGCCACGTAAACAAGTGCAGACGTTTAACGACG